AAATGGAAATGCACAGCGAATACATGAGCGAATGTATGCTCAAAGATGAATCTTTGACTAACACCGCTGGGATGAGTACAAGCGATGCTAAATATATGTGCGGAATGTCATATATGAAGAATCGTCCAATGCTCAATGAAATGGCTGGTCAACTAACAGAAAAACAAAAGACTCTTCCTCCAGCACTTCAAAAAGCTATTTTAAAGAGAATGCAAAAGAAGGGTGTTTTAAATGATGAAGGAAAGAAAGAAGCTGGCGAATCACCAGAAGCTGAAAAGTCCGAAGCTGCTCAGATAGCTGTTTTTCCAGAGACCCCTGCTCCTCCATCAGGAAATATTACTCCAGATGCGGCTATTGAAGGTTTGAAAATAGATGAAAAACTAAAATTAGAACAAGAAAAATCTGCCCCTAAAAACCCCGGTCTTCAAAGTCCCACTTTCGATCCAAAAGCTTAATAAAAAATAAATCAAAACAAACCGTCAGGAAACTGACGGTTTTTTGCTGTTGACATCTATAGACTTTCTGATATCTTCAAACAAGATGAATAAAAGAGAGCTATTAAATAAGCTTTTGCATATTCCAAAAAAAGTTCATCCATCATTCTGGGGCAAACAATTTAGAATATTAAATTCTCTTCTCAAGAAGTTTCCTGATATGAAATTCTGGGAACAACTTGTTGTTGTTAGAGTTGATTGCCTTACTTTGTACGCTGGAGAAGATGCTAATGGAATAGCTGACAAATATAAGAAATATATTTTTCAACCTGAATTAAAGAATATTGAAGTTAAGCTTGGCGAAAAAGCTGGACAAGACTATAATATTACAGTAAAACCTAAAACAATAAAAGACTTTCTAAAATGAGTAAAAAGAATAACAAAGAAGAAGTAGATAGTAGCAAGATTACAACATCTCAAGATCAGCTTAAAAGCTTCTTGAAGAATAATAAAGAATCTCATTATAATTTTGAACCTAGTATTGATTACAAGGTTTCAAGCGGAAGTTTGTTGCTAGATTACTTTCTAGCTGGCGGACTGGGAACTGGTCTTCATCGATTCTGCGGAATCAACGAAGGCGGCAAGACAAGCTGCGCTCTTCAGTTCATGAAGAATTTCTTAGATCAACCTAAAAAGCGCAAAGGCTTTTATATTAAAGCTGAAGGTCGATTGAGCAAAGAGATGATTGAACGATCTGGAGTTAAGTTCGTATTTAACGAAGATGAATGGGTTGATGGAACTTGTTTCGTATTTGAATCTAACATTCACGAAACGGTATTTGATGCAATGCGCGAACTAGTAGGCAAGAACGATGAAAAGATTCAATATTTCTTTCTTCTCGACTCTGTTGATGGATTGATTCGAAAGGGCGATCTTGATAAGACTTTTGAAGAGTCGCAAAAGGTGGCTGGTGGAGCAGTTATCGCCGCTGATCTAATGAAGCGCATTTCTATCGCACTACAAAAGCGTGGACATATCGCAGTATTTATTTCTCAAGTTCGTGCAGATATTAAGCTAGATCCATACAGTAAAGCTCCTATTCGCCAAACCACCGCTACAGGTGGCAACGCTTTGCTACATTTTGCTAATTGGATTTTTGAATTCGATGCTCGTTATAAGGGTGATCTAATTCTTGAAGATCCTAACGCTTCTTACGATGAACAAAAGAATCCATATCTTGGACATTTCGTTAAGATCGTAGTTAAAAAGTCTCCAAACGAGAGAACTAACTGTACTATTCGTTATCCAATTAAATATGGAAGAAAGAATGGCACTTCTAATTGGGTAGAAAAGGAAATCTTTGATTTTCTAACCATGTGGGAAATTGCTATTAAAAAGGGAGCTTGGATTAGCTTTGATGAAGAGTTTCTAACTACTCTAAAAGAAGCTGGCTTTACAGATTTCCCTGCTCAAATTCAAGGAGCGGCAAAGTTTGAACAAATCGTAAACGATAATGAAAAGCTAAAGAATTTCTTTTTCAAGTATATCAGTGAAAACCTATTAAATTTTGGCGATGGAATTTCTCTCTCTGAGTAATAAAAAAAGACGCTGCAAGAATGCTCGCAATTATTTAATCAATTGGAGCATAGATAGTCGTAGTAAATTTCAAACTGAAGCTAAGAAATTTTTACGAAACTATTGGCAGCAAAACATTGTGTTTGAAGAGTTTCCTATTGTTGGAACTCGTCTTACCTTAGATTTCTATAACGCTAATAAAAAAATAGCAATAGAAGTCCAAGGTAGGCAGCACACTGGTTTCGTTAAATTCTTCCATGAAAATAGAATGAATTTTCTTCATCAACTTAATAGAGATAAGAAAAAAGAACGTTTTTGTGAACTTAATGAAATTACACTTGTAACTATTTTTGAAAACGATACAATAAATAAAGACCTTTTCGAGAGTCAAGGTGTAATATTATAACATGAAGAAGGATTCACAATCAGAGAGTTTTAAACAATTTAAAATTCCTGAAAACTATTTTAATAAACTGTACGAATTTACAGGTTCAGATGAATCCTCTAAAGGATTTATAGTCGCTTACGTCTCTCAAGATGGATGCCCAATGATTTATACTAAAGTTGCGAATCCAATCGTAGAAATGGGACTCGTCAAAGCTTTGGAAAAATATTTAAACGAAGTCAACAACGAGCAAAATTCCATTGACATGAGCGACGAGCCGTGATAACGTGCGGTCGGAATGATTTATTCGTATGACTTAGAGACTCAGTTGCTCGCTGGACTGATTAAATATCCAGAAAGATACGCTGATGTCGCATCTTTCATAACAGAGAAAGATTTCTGGAGCGAAAGTTCCAAGATAAATAGAACTATTTTTTGCGTACTTCGTCAAGCCATTGATAATGGTGAAAAAATTGATGATGTAGTTATCTCTCAAAGAGTAAAGAATTTTGGAGTAACTTTTGAAGACAATATCAATCCATCTGATTATATTGAATCATTGTCTCTCAAGAAGTTATCTTCAGAATCTATTATTAGTGTTGCTAAAGAGTTGAAGAAATACACCATTCGTCGCGAAATCGCGATGTGTGGAGCAGAAATTAACAAGAAGATGAAGTCTATATCTCCATCTTCTGATTATAACGTCATTATTGAAACTGCTGATAAGCTTTATAATGATCAAATTAATTTGTATGAAACTGGAGCGGATCAGCCAGAAAATATTTTTGATGAAATGGAAGCTCTCGTTGAAGAACGTGGAAATAATCCAGTTGCTGAATTTGGATTTACTGGTCCTCATCCAAAGACACAAGAAATGTATGGCTCACTTTTGAGACCGGGAAACATCACCGTCATCGTTGCTCGCTCAGGTGTTGGCAAGACTCAATTCTGTTTAGATTTTACCACTAAAGTATCTGAACAACATGAAGTTCCAGTTCTTCATTTTGATAATGGAGAAATGAGCAAAGAAGAACTTATTTTTAGACAATGCGCTGCTATGTCTAAAGTTCCAATGTATCTTCTTGAAAGCGGCAATTGGCGAAAGGCTGGTGCAGAAATTGTAGACAATGTTAGATCAGTTTGGAAGACCATTAACAAGCGATATAAACATTTATATTATTATAATGTAGGCGGCATGAGTGTTGATGCACAAATCAGCGTTCTTAAAAGATTTTATTATTCCAAGATTGGTCGTGGTAATCCCATGATTTTTAGTTTTGATTATATTAAAACCACAAGCGAAAATGGAGGGAATAAAACAGAATGGCAGCTTGTTGGAGAAATGGTTGATAAATATAAACGATGCATTCAAAGAGATATCGTAAGCGATAAAGGACCATGTATATCAATGATGACATCAGTACAGTCTAATCGCGCTGGTATTGTGACTAATAAAAATTCATCAAATATAACTGATGATGAAAGCATTGTTTCTCTTTCTGATCGTATTACCCAATTTGCTTCTCACTTATTTATTCTACGACAAAAAACGTCTGATGAACTTCAAAATGAAGTTGGATTTGGAACTCATAAGTTTATTAATATAAAAGCTCGACATCTCGGCAAAGACATTGCTGGAGCTATTAATCCAGTAAAACTTCCCGATGGAACTCTAAAAAAGAATTTCGTTAATCTTGAAATCGCCAATTTCTGTGTTTCGGAAAAAGGTGACTATAGAGATATCGTGGACGCTCTTGGTACAAATGCAACAGTAATTAAAGACAACGATGACGACGTACCTAACCTCGATTAATAATCAAGCAGAACTCATTGAAAAAACTTTGATCGATCTTGGATATCAACTCTCAGATCGTGGCAAGTATTGGCAATGTAATGCTGTTTATCGCGATGGCGATAATAGAACTGCTCTACAAATTTGGAAAGACACTGGAATCTGGAAAGATTTCGTAGCAAACACTTCTTATCAACCTTTTAAAAGAC